CCAGCACCTGCGGACCCGCCGCCAGTACAAAAATTTACGCCAAAACCACCACCTGCGCCATTTGCGCCGGCGCCACCTATAAAGCCGCCAGTTATTCCAATCCCGCGGCCTGATGTATTTAGACCTCAAAATAACAAGGTCCCTAATCCAGTAACCAGTATTGAAAATGAACCATTAGTAGATAATGAAACTGATACGTTTACGAGCGGAGCAATAGAAAGGACTAGATCTTCTGCAGAAGTTTCCAGGGAGTTGGTTGGCGGCGGTGACAGTGTATTATCAGGTGATGAAACTGATAATTCTAGAAAGTTAAAAAAAGCTAGCGTTGTTAGTGATGTTGGTGACCCTGATGATTTCGGCGAAGACATTGATGGCTCCGGAGGCTCCGGGCAATCACAATCATCTGCAGCTCCAAACGTACAAAAAGCTCAGGGTAAAGCCAATAGTGCTAATGCGATAAATTCTAATAGCGGGCTAACAGCTAATATAGCAGAAGTTGTAATTGAACCCAGGGTCAATGATTTAAATGACTTTGCAAGCTATACATATAATCTAGAACTTTTTATGACTAGTCCTAAAAGGTATATAGAGTTGCTAAAAGCTCCACAGAGTGTAAATCAAATATTAAGTAATCCAAGATTTTCTACTCCAATTATTAGAAGTGGCGGTATTGCATCAGACGGTGGAGAACACTTTGATCTAGATTTTGGTATTGACAACTTAGTAATGACAAATGTTGCTATGTCTCCTAATACTAGATCAACAAATACAAACGCTGTTGAAGTTAAGTTTGAAATTAATGAGCCTAATGGCGTAACATTACTTGAACGTTTAAAAAATGCAAGTAAAGACGCATTAGAAGAGTCACAAAATTATTTAGAAACTCCTTATATTTTAAGGTTAACATTTAAGGGATATGACGACAACGGCAGGGAAATAAACGGAAAAATCACTCCTAAGCATATTCCTATTAAAATTATACAAATCTCTTTTAACGTTACTGAGTCTGGTTCTAGATATAAAGTTCAAGCTCTGCCATATAGTCATCATATCTTTAGTAGTATTACTAGTACTATACCAATTAACGTACAAGTTAGTGCTGGAACTGTACAAGACGTATTTCAAGGGGCTGCAAGTATTAAAGATAAAGTTATAACAGAGTCTAAACGAGTAGACGACACGTCTGATGAAGATGAAGAACAACAATTTAAAACTGTTACAACAACAAAAAATGTTTTTGGTGAAGCACATACTACACTTCAAGATGCTATGAATAATTTCTACAACGAAAAAACTAAACCTAAAACAGATAAAGAAGGTAAAAGGTCTCCCAGTGACGCTATGATTGCTGACAAGATAAGTTTTAAGTTTGCTCCAGAAATTGCAAATGCAAAAGTACAAACAGAAAAATTTGATGCATTAAACACACCGCAGGCTACACAAAAAGCCTATAAATCGATCAGCAATGCAGTTAAAGGAAAATTAACTGTAGATAAAGAAAATAATGTATTTAAGATTAATGCTGGAACTAATATTATATCCTTGTTAAACTATGTGATTGTTGCTAGTAACTATTTAAGTTATAATATTAATGACGACGCAGGATTACAGGAAGTTCAGACTTCTGAAGGCGGATTACGATGGTTTAAGATTATACCTCAAATTTTAGAGTCTCTAGGGTGGGATGAAAAAGAAGGTAGGTATAAGTTTCATACTGAATACACTGTTATAGTAAATACAGTTCACTATCAGGATTTTCCTTGGTCCACACCAGTTGCTCCTAAAGGCAAAGGAATCCATAAAATATATGACTACATATTTTCAGGTAATAATACTGAGGTACAGAATTATAGATTAAATTTTGATTTGGCTTATCATAATGCTAGAACTATTGGTACTGGTTCACCTACTGCTGATAAAGACATTAATAATGTTCATGCTAAGGCTAAAGATGTTCCAGGTCATTCTGAAGCAATTGTCAATGATGATTCTACATCTAGTAAAAGAAAGAAAGACTTTTTTGAGTCAGTTATGACTGATGGATTTGATTTAATAAATTTAGATCTAGATATACTAGGAGATCCAGCATATTTTCCAAGTGGAGATGCAATGTTTCAGCCGCAAGGGAATAACAATTCAGTATATAATGAAGCATTTTTGCCTGATGGTACTATTAATTACGATCTTTCTCCGCCGTATGTACAAGTTAATTTAAAAACACCAACAGATTATGACCCACTTACTGGTCTTATGAATCCGTCAGCTTCTAGTAGCTTATACACTAATAGTCAGTTTAACGGAGTTTATCAAGTTACATCTATCAAAAGTACGTTTCAATCTGGAACTTTTACTCAGGTGTTAACCGGATTTAGAGCAAAAATGCAACCCATTGAAGGCAAAGTTGGAAGAAGCAAAGAAAGTATTGCTAATACAGAACGCAAAGAAGCACAACAAGAATTAATTTCAACAGTTTTTGGATTCCTGCAATTACAAAAATCTCTAGGTCAATCTGTTAATAGTTTAAGTGGACTATTATCCAATACTGCGGGAGCCGTTTCCAACCTATTTACGGATGCTGATAATGAAACTGATGAGTTTAAAAAACTATCATTCAATGGTGATGTTAGTGACGATTTCGAAGAACAACCTACTGAGGAAGATGCTTTAACTGCATCACAACGTCGTGCAGTAGATGAAATATTAAATTAATATAAGAGGAATACCATGAGTATAGCAACACAAATTCCCGGAACTAAAGGCGGAGACAACTCCTATAAATCAGAAAATACACCAGGAGTTAGGGAAGAACGAGGTGTAGTAATTGGCAAAGTTAAAAAAAACGCTCATCCGAGTGGCATGGGAGTTCTGGAAGTATTTGTGCCAAATGTTGGAGACGATTCTAACAGGAGAGAAGAAGACTCTATTCAGTGGAGGATAGTTAGATATGCCACGCCTTTTTATAGTAGAACAGATGCGTTAGCGCCAGGTGGCAGTGAAACTGCTGTAAAAAATACCAGCGGTATAGTTTATCCTTGCCCTGACGTAGGATCCAAAGTATTATGTGTTTTTCCATCAGGAAAAAACCAAGAAGGCGTTTGGTTTGCTTGTGCGCCAGATCCATATATGATGCAAACTCTTCCAGAAGCTAGTATGACTAGTAACTTTGATAAAACTGGATTAGAATCTTTAGTTAGACACGATAAAGCACCAGGGCTAGAGTTTAATGACAAAGAGCATGATGTTAGAAAACTAACTAACTTTAGCAAACCACAACGAGGTGTTAACATTACTCGCAGTGTACAATTAAAAACACAGGGCATTGACCAAGACGAAGTTCGTGGTTTAAGTAGCAGTAATGCAATGCGTGAGACGCCAAGCGAAGTGTTTGGTATTACAACAAAAGGTAGACGCACTGATATGCGTGGTCAGGATATTGCTAATCGAAAAGACGTATTAGATAAGCTAGAGAATGGCACAGATCTTAGTAACTCCGATGCTAAAGCAGTTGAAGGAAGAATGGGAAGAAAACAAGGACATACCCTTGTTATGGATGACGGTGATATTAAAGGCAACAATAACTTAATGAGATTTCGTACTGGTGGTGGACATCAGATATTGTTACACGATACTGAAGATATAATTTATATCGGAAATAGTAAAGGAACATCCTGGGTTCAAATGGATGCCAATGGACAGTTAGACATTTTTAGCAAATCAAGTATAAATTTCCGTAGCCGTAGTATGAACTTCCATGCAGACAGTACTATGAAGTTTCACGCTGGTAAACAAATACAAATGGTAAGTGGTGCTAGTTTACATTTAGAAGGAAAAGCCATGGCTAACTTATACAGTGATGGACAAACTTTTTTATTCGGCGGCAAAGGAACAAATATTAAATCAGGCGCTAGTCTTAACATGTCAGGTGGTAGCACTGTAGGAATTAAAGCAGGCGGTAACATGGACTTATCAGCTAGCTGTATTGCCCTTAATGGTTCCGCCGGCTCTGCAATGAAACAAAACAGTATACCTGTACAAGGTAAAAACGATGTTAAGCAAGACAGTAAAGGGTTTTGGGTACAAAACAGTGGCGCCTTGCGTACTACAGTTGACAGAGCACCAACACATGAGCCATTTAATGGACACGGGAATGTAACACAAGAATCAACGTTTACTACAGTTTCCGTTTCAGATGTTCCTGATTCTGGAGAATTAAAAGTTAAACAACCTAAATTGCCTATACCAGTATTAAATCAGGGTCTTGATATTGCAAAAAATCTGCAGAGTACTGGTCAACAGTTACTAACAGGTGCTGGCGAAGCCGCCCAACAGATAGTATCAAATACAGTGTCAAATACAGTGTCAAGTTTAAAATCAAGTGCTACAGCACAATTTAAAGAACTATTTAAATCTGAAATACCATAAGGAAAATAATATGTCAGGCGTATCAATCGAAAAGTTAGAATCAGAAACAATCCGTGTATTAAAATCAGGAATAGTAGAAATTATAAAATCACAAGGAGCAACCGATTTTGTAGACTCTGTTACTAGTGCTATTGGCAAATATGGTACTAATATTGCTACCTTTAAAAAACGTGGATTTGTTAAGCCATATGCAATGTTTAATGGCGAGTTAATAAACCCAAGAGTATGGACAGGAAAACTTGGACTACGCAGTCGCAACGACTTCTTTAATAACCTGGAAATACAGGAGAACATTTGTACAGTTGAGCTCAGAGACTTATATGAAGAGATAACATTAAATGGTGCTATACAGCCTGACGACTCGCAAAGTGATATAGCTGGTATGTTAATGGTTGCTAAAGCTGCCGGAAGTGCAGCGGCATTAGCGTTTAGAGAAGGTCGTGAAATATCTCCTAGGCCAATGCTTGGTGTTTACCAAATAGACAATCAACCTAGTATTACCAGCCAAGTATTGCCCTGGTTCAACAAAGGATATTACGCTCCGAATCAGGCTGGAAGTATTGACCAATTTGGAAAAACGCCTAACTGGTTTAGTAACTATATTTCCAACAAACAAAAAGCTGAATTTAATAGTACTTCCTTTAAAAGCAAGCAATACAAAGTTGACATGAGTTTGTCTGCTGTTCAAAGAGTAGAACAAGCTCGTGCTTTCTTAGATCAAGAGAGAACTAACAGAGCTAAAGCTATAAAGAAATTTAAAGCGACCACTGATCTTATTGGAAGTGACATGGTGCGAGAGTTCTATAAACAAGTTATATCAGGAAGTATTAAATACTAAAGGGAGAGAAATATGAGTCAAGGATTATATCGTGGATTTAGTACACTAGACGGTGACTTTAAAAGTCCTCGCTTAGTAGATGATCAGTTAATAAAACGTGATATTCTAAATAGTTTTGCTATTAGGAAAGGCGAGAAAGTTGGTGTGCCAGATTATGGTAGCAGTGTTCTTGATTTAATTATGGAACCGTTAACAGAAGAAGTAAAAAATTTGTTAATTGAAGAAGTTACTGATACTATAAACCAAGATCCTCGGGTATCACTCAAACAATTAGTAATAGATGAGTTTGAAAATGGCATTCAGTGCCAGATAGAGCTGTTATATGTTACTACTAATCAGGTAGAAAATCTAAGAATTAACTTTAATAGAGATGATGGCACTGTTACAGGTTAATGTGCGCCTATTATTCAAATAATAAATACACTGAGGTAAAAATATGGCAAGCACTGCACGATCTACAAATTTATTTGCGTCTGAAGATTGGACAAAAGTTTATGAATCTTTTAAAGAAATAGACTTTCAAAGCTACGATTTTCAAACAATTCGTAAAGCAATGGTGGACTATTTACAGGAATTTTATCCTGAAGATTTCAACGATTACATTGAGAGCAGTGAGTACGTTGCACTAATTGACATGATTGCTTATATTGCTCAAAGTTTGAGCTTTCGCAGTGACCTCAATGCTAGAGAGAATTTTTTAGAAACTGCTGAACGTAGAGATAGTATACTCCGTTTAGCTAAGATGCTTAACTACTTTCCAAAACGTAGCCGGGTATCACGTGGCTTACTTAAAGTAGACAGCGTACAGACAACAGAAAATATATTTGACAGTAATGGTAATAATCTAGCAAGCACTGAGATCTTTTGGGGCGATGAAACAAATCCTGATTTCCTAGAGCAGTTTACCAGTATTATGAATGCCGCTACTGTAAGAACACAGAGGTTTGGAGCCAGTGCGTTAAAGAGTACAATTGCTGGCATTTCAATTGAAGAATATAACTTGAGTACAGTGCCAAATACTGTGCCAATTTTTAACTTTAATAACACTGTTTCTGGAAGCCAACTTAATTTTGAAATAGTTAATGGAACTTATAGTGGCACTGACTTCTTGTATGAAGTTCCTCCCAGGCCAGGTACTACTATTAACACAATTTATAGAAACGATAGCAGAGGATTTAACAGTGTTAACACTGGATACTTTTTTTACTTTAAACAAGGCGATTTAAAGACTGTTGATTTTAATATTGACGAAGCATTGCCAAATCGTGTTGTGGATATTGACATTACTAGTATTGACAATAACGATGTATGGTTATATAAACTAGACAGTAATGGGGCAGAAGAAACATTGTGGACAAAAGTTCCAGCTATTAGTGGCAACAGTGTTATTTTTAATAGCCTAAGTAAAAACAATAAAACATTGTACAACGTGCAAAGTAGATCAGGAGATCAGATTAGCCTAGTATTTGGCGATGGTGTTTTTTCTAATATTCCACAAGGAAACTTTAGACTATATTGTAGAGTAAGTAATGGACAAACTTATAAAATTTCACCATCTGATATGACAGATGTTGTAATAACATTGCCATATGTTAGTCATACTAATCAAGTTGAGACATTAACTCTTAACATGAGTCTTAAACAAACAGTATCTAATGCTAGTTCTAGAGAGAACTTATTGGATATTAAGGCACGTGCTCAACAACAGTACTATACACAAGACCGTATGATTACTGGTGAAGATTATCAGATCTTTCCATTTACTAGCTTTAATAATATTATAAAAAGCAAGGCTGTCAATCGAACTAGTTCAGGAATCAGTCGTTACTTAGATGTCAGAGATACAACTGGAAAATACTCAAGCACTAATATATTCAGTGAGGATGGCATCTTTTATCGTGAAAGCACATTGCCAACTTTTAACTTTACGTTTGTAACTGACAGTGATATTGACAGTATCATTACTACGCAGATTGAAAAAATCATGCAGGCTAATAGCATGTACCACTATTTCTTAGATAACGAACCACGTTTTGATGTTACCAATTTAGGTATTACCTGGCAACAAAGTACTATTGGAACTGGTGTTTGTACTGGTTACTTTCAAAATAGTGCAGGAAATCCTCAGCAAGTAGCTGGCTTTACTAGCAGTAACATGAAGTACTTTAAAGAAGGTAGCTTGGTTAAATTTACTGCTCCAGCTGGATATGTATTTGACGTTAATAATAATTTAATAATTGGAACAGCAGGAACATTAAACACAAAAACTGATATTTGGGCTAGTTGTGGCAATTTAGTAGATGACGGAACAAATCAAGGCGCAGGAAATCTTGATAGCGGCTCTGGTCCAGTTACGTTAACTGAAATTATTCCTGATTTAGCTATCCTAGAAACTATAATTCTTCCCTGGAATACTAGCCTAACAAGTACCGTTAGGCAGAGTTTAATTAATGATATAAGCGAGTATAAGACGCTGGGTATTAGGTACGATCGTGATACACAAGCATGGACTATTATTAGTTCCATTAACTTAAACCAAACTACAACGTTTAGCACAACAAACAGCGGAAGTACTGCTGGCACTAATTTAGATGCCAGCTGGTTATTCTTACTAACAAATGATGGCGAAACATATACAGTAAAGTATAGGCAACTAGATTATATTTTTGAAAGCCAATTAGAAACACGCTTTTACTTTGATAAAGACCTAAAAATATTTGATCCAAGAACAAGCAAAACAATACGTGATAAAATTGTTATGCTTAAGGTAAACAGTTTGCCAGATAGTAACACAAATTTTGCACAGGATTTTGTAATGAATGTTGATGATACTATCGTGGAAGATGACGGATTTATCCGTACAGAAAGAATAAAAGTAACATTTCCTAATACCGACGGTGATAGTGTAATTGATAATCCTGATGTATTTGATGTAATTGTTTCGCCAAACACAAATGTTGCTAGCAAGGTAGTATTTTACAAGTCATACCTAGACGGAAATGGATATACTAAACTAGAGCCAGTGCCTGCAACAGAGGTCGAAAGCCTTTACACAACACTTACCGCGGTAACAGCTATTAAAGACACCTATAGTTCAGGACAGATTTTTTATACTGGCAGTACTGGTAAATTTTACATACTGTCAGTAAACAGTGTTAATGAAAAGATAGTAACAGAAACTACAGATTATATTACAAAAACTGGCCGTAGTAATTTACTGTTTCAGTACACACATAATGCGCCTAATAATAGACGTATTGATCCCAGTCCAAGCAATATTATTGACTTATACTTGTTAACTAAACAGTATGATGCTGATTTTAGAAACTGGGTGACAGATATTACAGGCAGTGTAATAAAGCCAATCAAACCAAATACAAATGAGTTAAGAGACGCATATGGTAGTTTAGAAACTTATAAAAGTGTTAGTGATGCTATTATCTTTAACAGTGTTAATTATAGAACACTGTTCGGTGATAAGGCAGATGCAGAGTTGCAAGCTACATTTAAAGTTGTAAAAAACAAGGCTATGTTGGTTAGTGACAACGAAATTAAAGCTAGAGTAGTACAGGAAGTTAATAATTACTTTAGTGTTGAAAATTGGGACTTTGGCGACACTTTTTACTTTAGTGAACTAGCAGCCTACTTACATAATGCATTAACACCAGACGTACTAAGTGTTATTATTGTTCCTAAAAATAGCACCAGTGGATTTGGAAGTTTATACCAAATTACTAGTAGCAAAGATGAAATTTTTATTAGCTCAGCATCAGTTAATGACATAGAGGTTATTGATGTTATTACTGCTTCACAGTTGCAGGCCAGTGGCGACGTGGTTAATAGCACTACAGACATAAACACAATAGAAAGTGTAAGTTCAGGAAGTGCTAGCTCTGCAATAGAAACTACTACTAATGCTTCACTAGGCACTACTACTACCAGAACAACTGACGCAGGGGGTTATAGTTACTAATGGCTCTTAAAAAAACTAGTCAGTTACTACCTGAAGTTTTCCAAACCAATAAGAATAATAAATTCTTAAACGCAACTCTTGATCAAATTATAAGTGATGATAACAAGAAAAAGTTTAGTGGATTTATTGGTAGAAAGAATTCTGAAAACTTCCAAGCAACTGACAATTATATTACAGAACCCAGCAATATTAGACAGGACTATCAATTAGAACCTGGAGTAGTATATCAAGATAGTGCTGGAGATATTAAAAGTGTTAGCAGTATTATTGATAGCCTTAATACTATTAAGTATAACAATGGACAAGTAGACAATCAAGACTTATTGTACAGGCAACAACATTATAACTGGAGCAGTTTTGTTGACTTTGACAAGTTAATTAACTATGGTGAGTATTTTTGGTTGCCCAGTGGTCCTGACAGTGTGCAGGTATTTGCTGGAACAATTGACACAACTCATGATTATACAGTGTATCGTCAAGGCACTACTTATGAACAGATCGAATATGATACCACTGGATTTGATGAGAACATATTTGACGAGCGCACTAATGCAGTAAACAGTGGTGAATTAACTTACAAATTTGACAGCACTACAACCAGCCCAAATCCAACTTTATATTTGGCACGTGGCGGAGAATATACTTTTAAAGTTGATCAGCCAGGAATTCCATTCTGGATACAGACTGAAACTGGCACAGACGGCATTGATGATAATCAGTCAAATATAAGTACACGTGAAGTAGATGGTGTTATTAATAACGGCGAAGACGACGGAACAATAACTTGGAGAGTGCCACACAGTGACGCACAAGCTAAGTTTACTGGAATGACAACCGATGCTGTTGTAGACTTGGCAACACCGCTGGTATATAGAGAAATACACAATCAAACTTTAAGTGCCTTTATAGCCACATACGAAACAGGCATTGACGGGCTAACAGAGATTGACGGCAAAACGTTAATCTTTACTAGTCAAAGTTTAGATGAAACAGACTGGAATCAGGGAAGTTTATTTGACGCTGATCCGTTTGATAGTGGCAGTGTTGAAGGAGCTCAAGGAACATTTGATCCTGTAACAGCATTAAGTGCAAGTGAACGCTACGGTGTCTTTAAAATTAATGTCAACAATGTTGACGGTGTTGATACTATACAGTTAAGTAGAATTCAGGATATTACACAGGGAAATAAAGTTTATATTAAACAAGGTGTAGTAAGTGGAAGCAGAGAGTACTATAAGGACTCCAGCGGCTTCTTACAAATAATTCCAAACATTACAGCTAGTAGGGATACATTCTTTTATCAAGACAATACAGATGAAAATCGATTTGGTAAAATTATACTTGTGGATCAAGGTGATACCAGCCAAATTAATATTACAGACGAACTTCTTGGCCAAGAAACTTATACCTCACCCAACGACGTAGTGTTTACCAACGGACTTAAAGTAGAATTTGACAATAATGTTACTCCTGAATCCTATCGCAACGAAACATATTATGTCGAAGGTGTTGGAAAGAAGATTAAACTAGTCAAGGTATCAGACCTAAGCACGCCTGAAACTTATACTAAAACAGAATCTGAACCATACGACAGTGAAAATTTTGATGTAGGTGGTTTTGAAACTTCAAAGAGTAGTCCAATTAACCAGGACTATATTGTTATTCATAGGGCAAGTGAAGACAATAATGCATGGAGCCGTGGTAACAGGTGGTTCCACAGAAGTGTTATAACAAAAACTGCTGAATACAACAACTTTACTACTGTTATAGATGATACTGCTAGAGCTAAACGTCCTATCATAGAGTTTGACGCTGGATTACACCTATACAATATGGGCTATAATAGCCAGCCTCCAGTGGACATTATTGACACAACACAAACTGACGCATTTAGTAATATTAATGGAAAACAAGGTTATTTTTCAGATGGTATTGACTTAACTCCAGGGCGTACTATATGCTTTACAAAAGACCCTGAAATACAAGAATGCATTTATACTATAAGCCATATTGATCATGATAGTGACTTACAAACTGATCCAATTATTCAGTTAACTAAAACAGGCACAGTTAGCCTTAATGATTGTATGTTAAGTAGGTTAGGTGCTACCAACCAGGGAAAGATGTTCCACTATACCACTGATACTTCTGGCAACAGTGTGTGGAAAGAAGCACAACAAAAAACAAAGATTAATCAGGAACCACTGTTTGATGTATTTGATGGAGATGACGTTTCCTTTAGTGATACAACCAAGTATCCAAGCACTAATTTTGTTGGTAATAAACTGTTTAGTTACAAAAGAAGTACTACTGCTAGTGCTGACAAAGTATTAGGCTTTGCACTAACTTACAAAAATATTAATAATGTTGGCGACATACTATTTGATAACAATTATGTAAACGACAAATTTACATATACTAAGTCAGATCTTGGCGCTGTAGACATCATTATTAAAAGTGGACATGTACACCAATACAGTGCTGGCGTTAAAACACCAAATAACGGCTGGACAAAATCTGTTAGTGAAAGTAAACAATGGCAACAAGTTCAGCACATTGTCAATGATGAAAAGTTTGTTTTTGAAATAGGGTGTAAGCCAAAAGAAATAACTGAAGAAACAACTCTCCAAGTATCTGTTAATGGTGCATTTCAAACTGCTGACAAATTTACACAACTTAACCAAAATGAAAAACACTATGTAAGTTTCTTTTCAGCACTAAAGACTGAAGACACTGTTTTAATTAGAGTTTACAGTGACGATCAAAATAAAATAGGATTTTATGAAGTACCTAGTAACTTAGAAAACAATGCCAATAACGCAGACTTTGCTACATTAACACTGGGACAATGCCGAAACCATCTTGTAAACATGACTAGAACAATAAGTCAATTTACTGGAAAGAGCTTGGGTACTAATAACCTTAGAGACTTAGATTATAAAAAATATCCAGGAAATATTTTACAACATAGTGCAGGTGCTACACTAGCGCATCACTTGTTGGGTAGTGAAAATAACTTGTTTGTCGAAAGCACAGAGTACTCATTAAATGAATACACTAGATTTAAGAACAGACTACTTGACAACATAGATAAACTTGATCTAGATCTTAGAGATCCAGTCGGGTCTCTTGATACTATAATGACATTTATGGTTGGAACTAAGAGCAGTAATTTTCCATTTTATTACACAGATATGATTCCCTGGGGTAGTGAAAAAACAACTACAACATATGTTTTAGATCAGATAACTGAGCGTACATTTACATTTAAAAGTCAATTTGACTTGTCACAAGTTAGTTCACGTGGGTTACTAGTATACTTAACAAACGCTACTACCAGTAACGTTGTACAACTTGCATACGAGCATGACTATACTTTTGATGCAGTAGAAGCTGCACTTACATTGAGTAATGATATTACTTTGTCGATTGGAGATACTATTAAAATTGTTGAGTATTCAAACACCAATGGCAGTTTTATTCCACCAACGCCAAGTAAACTAGGACTTTATCCAAAATATCAACCAGTGGTTACATTGGACGACACTTATCAAACTGAGGTTTCAACAGGAACTGGTCCTTTTAAAATTTACGGAACTGCACAGGATCGTTATACACAAAACGGTGAAAGAGAAACTGGATGGTTTTATCCACTGTATACAACAAGCGCGGCTGCTGGAGATGGAAGCCACACACATAAGTTTGAAGGAAGCGACAGAGTTTGGCATATGTCCTCAGCTGGCGCTACGCATGCTGGTATTGACAACAGCGACTATGATGAGTACACTAACTACACACCAGTTTTACTAGGACATGACGGAAGCCGTTGGGTAGTATATAAAGATATACGTGATCTAATTCTACTAGAATACGAAAAACGTGTGTATAATAATATTAAAACAAACTACGATGCAAAGACTTTTGACCTAGCTGATGTACAAAGTGGGTACCACAGAAACACCGAGCTAGAATTAGCACAGGAAAATGCTATACTAGGTAGGTTGTTTACCAGCTGGGCGCACAAGAACGCACTTAGATATCTTGACAACGAATCATATGATGCTGAAAATAGTTTTACGTGGAACTATAATCTAGGTACTACTGCAGATAAAGGTTTTCGTATGCCAGGTTATTGGCGTGGAATATATCGTTGGTTATATGATACAGAAACTCCGCACTTAACTCCCTGGGAAATGTTGGGCTTACACGTAAAACCAAATTGGTGGGATTTACGTTATGGTAAAGCACCATATACCCGTGGTAACTATGTTCTCTGGGAAGATCTTGAAAAAGGCAAATTGTATGAAAGTGCAGGCAGAGATGCAGAGTTTACAACTGAAACTTTACGAGTACGTCCAAATCTAACTGATTATATTCCAGTAGACGATCAAGGTCAACTTCTTTCACCAGCTGAGTTTTTATCCGTAGATGTGTTTGCTAGCAATGCTGATATATCCTGGGCTATTGGAGACTCTGGTCCAGTAGAGAGTGCATGGAGACGGAGTAGTGAATGGCCATTCGCCCAACAAGTTTTATCAGCACTTAGAAAGCCAGCAAAGTATTTTGCTTTACTGTGGGATACTAACTTAATTAAGTATGATGCAACTTATGATCAAATTCTACAAAAGAACAAGAGCTATAGACCTAAAATAAACGAATATAAAGTTAATGGTACTACTATTGCCAATACTACTACAATTAACCGTGTAGAAGGTTATAACCAGTTTATTGAGAATTATTATAAGTTTAAAAATTTAGACATCGCTAACTTGCAAACAGAGATACAAAATTTAACTTTGCGTCTAGTATATCCAACGGCTGGATTTACAGACCTATCACAAAGTAAGATTATAATTGAAAGTACTACACCAACAAGCACAGGAAACAATATTTTTATACCTGACGAGAATGTTTCAGTTATTGTTAATAAGAGTACTCCACTAGAAAGGATTACTTATACAGGTATTAATATTATTAAACGAAAAACTGGTTATGAAATTACTGGCTTTGACGTTAATAATCCGTTCTTTAAGATTGTGCCAAGTGTAAAAACTACAAACAACAGACAAATAACAGTTGGAGAAAGAACTGCAATCCTGTATGATGACGGTGAACGACATATTATTAATGTAGCATATGGCACCATTATTCCAACAATACAACAAACAGCAGACTTTTTAATAGCCTATCAAAGATATTTAAAAACAAAAGGTTTAAAGTTTGAAACTTTAAATAGTATCAGTGAGCCAAAAGATTATACCTTATCTGTTAAAGAATTTTTACTATGGACTCAGCAAGGATGGGCTGATGATTCAGTGCTAGGTATTAGTCCAGCAGGAAACGAACTCAGAGTCAATAGGTTAAACACTACAACTGATAATTTAAACAAGTTTGGTAATATTAAAAATCCAAGCGGTGTTGCAATACGACCAACAGATTATGATGTTAGCAGAATAGATAATGAAACTGTCATTACTACTGATCCAGATAAAAATAGTATTTACGCGGCACAAATAGATCCTATTCAATATGAGCATTACTTGGTATTAGATAATACTACAATTTTTAACGATGTCATTTATCAACCAGAGCTTGGAAACAGACAGGCTCGTGTTAAGTTTGTTGGATTTAAAAGTAATCCATGGAATGGCACATTACATGCTCCAGGGTTCTTAATTAGTAAAAATGAATATAATTTATGGATACAAAACACAGATTATAAGAAAGGCGATATAGTAAGTCATAATAAAAAACTTTACGTAGCCAAAGATAATCATGATGGAGAATCTAAATTTCACTACAGTGACTGGTTGCCAATTGACAATATGAAGACTGGCTTATTGCCAAACATAAGTCAAAAGGCGCAGAGGTTCACTGAGTTTTACGATTTAAATACTAGTAACCTTGAGAGTACTACTGATTTAGCTGCAAAAGGACAAATTGGTTTTAGGCAAAGAGAATACTTGGATCAACTAGGATTAGATGACGTAAGTCAGGTTAAGTTCTACCAAGGAATGATCAGAAATAAAGGCACTAAAAATGTTATTGATAAGCTAGTACATGCTGACCTTACTAACTTGGACCAAGAGATTAATGTATACGAAGAATGGGGTGTACGTGTAGGTGCTTTTGGTAGCATAGACAGTAACCAGGTTATAGAACTAATTATTGATGAAGCAAAAGCACAGAACAATCAGGTAGTAGTTGAGTTACTAGACAGTAACGATACTGCTGATGTTGATAGACTAAGTTATTACGAAAAAGATCTTTACAAAGTTCCAAATAATTTTAGTAAAAACATATTCCTGCCTAGAAGCTCGGACAATAAAAAAACTGACATTGTTGGTGCTGGTTATCCAAGATTAGATGATGCAGACTTTACTGTTTTTAACTTAGAAGACAACTTAGAAGTTCTAACTGATAGTGTTGATAAAATTGGTCGTGGAACAACAATCTGGACTGTTAAATCAAATTTTGATTGGGACATATATCGTGTAACAGAAGTAGTTGCTGAAATAATTAGTATTGAGCAAACTGGCACTGAAGCAATCACCTACACAACAAATTCTGCACATGGAATTGTTAAAAATGACATTGTGGTTGTTAAATCAAGTAACGAAGTTTCAGGTGGGTTACACAAAGTTATAAGCACTGGCGGTAGTACAACATTTACAGTTGGTATTGAAGATGGTATTGAAATAGATGCATCTGGCAACTTAGTTATACCGTTGTTTAAATTAGTAAGTGTTCGCTTTCCTGCAAAATCTAATATTGCAAACTTTACACCAGCATACGGTTGGGAAAAGAATGAAATTGCATGGGTAGATGCTACAGAAGATGACCAGTGGGCGGCATATAGAAAAGACAATCCCTGGGACTTTAACAGTGTTATATTCAATATTGAGACATCAGGCAATGCTGCAAACGGCACTAGCCTGGCAGTTACTGATGATGCATTAGCTGTATTTTCTGGTGCACCAGAGCAGTCAACAGGCGTAGTTTACCCTTATCTCAGAGATAGCTCAGGTGTGTTTAATCCAAACATTTCTCTAGCACCTAGTGATATTGGTTCTAGCATTGATGCTTTTGGATTTAGCGTTGCAGCTGGCAACGAATATATAGCAGTGGGTGCGCCAAGTACCGATAGCAGTAACGGAGCAGTGTTTGTTTATAAACGTAGTTTCAATGGATCATATTCACTTCGACAAACCATAAGACTTGCATCGCCAGGGTCTAATGCTAAGTTTGGTTACAGTGTAACAATGAGTAAAGACGATAGGTACATATACGCAAGTGCTACTGGTGAAAACAAAGTGCATGTGTACACTCTAGTAGAAGTTGCTACTTCTGATGAAACAAGTCAAACTTTTACAGGAGACGGTAGTGATCAAACTTTTACTCTTACTACTACCCCAGTAAGCATTGATGCACTTTACATACAAGACGGAAATGGTAAAGAATATATTCCTTATAAAGACTATACACTAGGTGGAAGTGTAATAACATTTACTACCGCACCAGCTAACACTCTTAGTGTTGTTGTTAGACAGCGTAGTTATTATAAACACACAGCCAGCTTTACTGGCAGTGATTCAACGGCTGGAGATCAGTTTGGTTATAACATTGACACTGATACAGCAGGTGAAACAGTTATTGTTGGCGCACCGTTTAGTACTGTTGCTAGTGCTGATAGTACATTATTTCCTGAAGCTGGTGAAGTATACCTATTCCATCACATAGTAGAACGATTTACTGGTGACGGAGTTACTACTGCATTTACAACTACAAATACATTACCCAGTAACTTTTATATTGAAGTTGACGGTGTAAAGCAGGTTCCAGCTACTGGTAGCTTTAGTTCATTCGACAGTGATAGTAGTGAGAATCGTTATACAGTTTCTGGAAACACTATTACTTTTAGGTATAGGCCAACTAATGGACAAATTATCCGTGTATACACTGGTAATTTTGCAGAAATTCAGAGACTAGATCAAAGTCAAATAACTGGCCAAGCACTTGGAGATAACGAGCAGTTTGGAACATCAGTTGGACTAGATGCATACGGCACGATAGCTGTAGTTGGATCACCAGGTGAAGATGAAACTAATCCTAACACTGGTAGTGCATTTGTGTTTATTGATGAAGGATTACGCTTTGGATCAGTTACAACTGCTAGCAGTAATGCAGCAACATTCCAGCAACAACTGGATAGTATATTTGTTGATGACTTTGAAGTTGTAATGAATTTTAACACTAGTGCAAGTCCAAGTGACTTTGCATCTTCGGTTAACAATAGCAGTAATTTAACATTGCATGATGCAAATCTAACTAGTACTGGTCAAGTAACAATTACTAGTATAAATCAAGTACCAAACCAAAAGCTAAAAGTGCGGCCTGGCACTGGAGATACATTCCGTGTACGAGCAGAAGTAGAACCTTTTAAGTTTAGTCAAAAAATTAACCATCCGTTGTTAGTTGAGAACGAAAATTTTGGTAGAGTAATAACTTTTGATAAGCACATTCCTGTAAGCGGAGTAGCTAATCAACGTTGTGTTATTAGTAGTGATCGTGCTAGCACGATGCTTGATGTTGCATTTGATAGAGATACAGTAACTACATCACTAACATATAACGACGCTTTGACTACCTTTGATGCAGACAGTACTAAGTTTATTGATCGTGTTACACAAAGCGGAGCCGCATATGTTTACGATTTGCTAGACAGTACAGTAACCACAGGAACTGTACAAAGTATTAGTAATCCACCACTTTATGCTTACGGGCAACAGTTAAGAAATACCAAAATAAATGAATTAGATAAATTTGGTTCTAGTTTAGCAATAAATCGTGGTCGATTATTTGTTGGTAGTAGTGCAGACAATGAGTGGAAAACAAATGCTGGTAGCTTCTATTACTTTAATAATGCATTAAACAAAAGTTCCTGGGAAAAGTATAGAGAGCAAACAGCTAAAATTAACATTGATGTTATCAATCGTGTAGCTACATATGATAAGACCAATAGCGAGATTATTGACTTTGTTGACACTATAGACATATTTAAAAATAAGTTGCCTGGCAGAGTACAATCAGAACTAGACTATATTGTTCCAATTGATCCTTCTACGTACAGTGTTACCACTATACCTAACGAAGTTACACATTCAGAAAATAATAACTGGGATAACGAGTATGTTGGTAGACTTTGGTGGGATTTAAGTACATGCCGTGTTATTGAGTACGAGCAAGGTGAATTAGACTACAGAGTTCAAAATTGGAACCGATTCTTTCCTGGAAGTTCAGTAGATATTTATGAATGGGTGCAGAGTCCTGTATTGCCAAGTGAACATGTACAGTTTGGTTTAGAAGGTACACCTAAATATGAAAATGACGAGGCTTATTGTGTATCCTTGCAATATAATCCTGCAACTAATAGTACTGTAACACATTACTACTATTGGGTAACTGGACTTAACGTATACCCTGAAGATGATCGTAGACACCTTAGTACTGAAAGTGTTAGACAACTTATTGAAGATCCAGCAAGTGCAGGACTAAANTATCTTAGTGTTGTAGATAAGAATGCTTTTATAATGAATAATCTTAGTAGTACCTGGGCAGACAGAAATGTTGTTCTTAGTATTAACTATGATGTTGTTAAAAATGAAGGTGTACTACACAGTGAATTTGAACTAGTTAGCGAAGGTGATCCCAAGCAAGATATTCCAAGAGACATAAAGACTAAGTTAATAGACAGTCTTGCTGGAGCTGATAAAACCGGAGCTGTTGTGCCAGACGCATCATTAAGTCAAGGAGAACGCTACGGAATTGCTATTAGACCAAGACAAACATTATTTGTTAACAGACAGCAAGCATTAAAGAATTTTATTACTTACTGTAACAAGGTGTTCCTTACTACGCCTATTAGCAGACAATTTAGTCTTACTAATTTGTTCCTAACTGATCCAGAGCCAACTAAATCAAGCGGAGCCTGGGATCAAAAGGTTGCTGATATTACTACTAGAGATTTTCTTAATACATTAACATTTAGTGCTGGATATAAAGTACTTGTTGAGAGTGATAGTACTCTAGGCGGTGATTGGGCTATTTACTCACTGGTAGTAGAAACTGATAATACTCGTACTTGGTTTTTAGACAGAGTACAAGCATTTAATACTGCTAGGTTCTGGGAGTATACTACTTGGTATGCCGACGATTATGACAGCACCACAATTCCGCAATTTACTGTTAATACAGAGCCAGATTTAATTGCACTTACTACTGCGGTTACTGGTGATATTTCTAAAGTATTAAGCAACGATGATGGTAACTATAGTTTCTTTAAGTTGACAACCAGTGGCTGGGATGAGATTATTATTGAGAACGGAACTATTAAGATACTGGACACCATATATGACTTTGCTAATGCATCCAGTGGCAGTTACATTGGATTTGACAGTGGCGTGTTTGACTTTGAAAAATATGATCGTGTGCCGCAACAGGAAGTTAGAAATATTGCAAACGCAGTTTTTGATGAAATTTTTGTAGGCACACTTGCTAGCAATAAAAACGAATTGTTCTTTAGAATGATTGAGTATGCGTTGCAAGAGTTACATCTTAGTAATACAGACTGGATATTTAAGACCAGCTTTATTAAAGTATTACACAAAATAAGAAACCTAGACCAGTATCCAACATACCAGTTAGATAATAGTACGTTTATTGAAGAGTTTATTAATGAAGTTAAGCCTTATCACACTAATATTAGAGAGTATGTAGCAAGTTACGACGGCGATGATCAGTTCCAAGGCGATATAACAGATTTTGATCAGCATAGCTTTTTTGATACAACAACAAATTATTTTAGAAAACCCAGCGGTGATTTTGGTGGTGACGAAATTACTCGCACACAGGGCCTTAACAAGTCGTGGAGTGAAAACTATACTTACTATCTAGATAACATTGTTATTGTAAATGCTGGAACAGGATTTCTAGATAACCCAACAATTACTATTAGTGCTCCTGACTCAACTAGTGGAGTACAAGCAACTGCAACGGCTGTTACAAACGGAGACAGTATTGTAAAAGTTACGGTAACTACTAAAGGAAGCGGATATACTAAAAATCCAACAATTACTGTAACAGGACAAGGTTCTGGACTAGTACTAAATCCAAGAATTGCAAACGATACTACTCGCGAGTTTGACACTACAATTAAATTTGATAGAATTACTTACAGTAGTACTGTTAAAGACTGGACCGCCAGTACAAGTTACGACTACCAAGATCTAATTGCACACTATAATGAAGTTACTGGTAAGCAGGAAGTTTATGAAGTTACTGCAACTGGTGGATTTACAAGTGGAACTACATTTGGAGTAGAAGATAGTGCTGGCACCGAAATACTTGTTGCATACGCAGATGAGAAGTTAGCTAGTGCCGCAGATAGAATTGCAAGTTACTACGTGCCTGGAGTTGGCATGGTTGGAGACGACTTAAATTTACTACAACCTGGAACAGATTATAATGGAAACAAAGTAAGTGGACTAGGTTTTGATAGGGAACCTGGATATGATAGTGCAGTATGGGATATTGTTGGTTTTGATAACTTTGAAGTAGATGCGGATGGACTTGCAGTTACTGGCGGCATAGACACTGTAATGAGAAGCACGTTTACTGACTTAGCACTTGGCACAGCACCAGAAGATATCAATATAGATGGTGGATTATTTGTAGACACATACTCAAGCCATGCACCAGAAGAAGTTATTCCAGGAATTGTATTTGATAATCTAGATATAGAAGTTTACACTGATCCTAGTGATGACTTTTTAGGGGACGGGAATGGATTTAAATCTGTTACCAGAGTTTATACAGCAGACGGCACTAATAATAAGTTTAGTTATGCCAATTCGCAGCGTAAAGAGCTCGTTGACTACCTGGTAGTTTACCAAGGCGCTACAAGAATACACGACTTTACTACTGACTACGAATTTCGTACAATTAGCTTTACTACGCAGCCAAGTGCTGGAACGCAAATTTACATTTATGGATTTGGTACAACTGGTGAAAAACTAGTACATGAAGAAGTACTAATAGGTGATGCAAGTACTGCCCAGTACACACTTGGTGTTGATTATACACGTTACGTACAGAGCTTGGTATTACGTGATGGTGTTTCAGTAGACCACAGTGTTAGCAACCAAAATAATCGTGTTACAATAACTATTAATGATACTAATCCAGACGGAAGTGTAATACATGCATTTATTAGTAATCGGGCAGCAACAAAACCAGCGTTTACATACGGACAAACACAGACCATAACACTGGTTGGTGGTACATACATATATGACTTAGACCAAGCGTTTGATGATGACTTTGCTAATCCAATTTCAGGAAATATTATTGTTGAAAAAGGATCAGAAAGACTACGCCCAGCTAATAGTGAATATTATACATTAGACGGTAGTACTGTTGCTTACAATACTCCAAATACTGCTGGAGAAAATTCAGCAAATGTTGCTGTTGGTGATATCCAAGTTGTTAGGCTTGACAAGACAAACAACGTTAGTATAAACCTAAACTACATTCAAGACTTTACATTATCAACAGTATTGGATGAAACAAGCACATTAATTTGGCAAGTAACTATACTAGATGCTGGCAATGCTGGTGATACACTTATTGTTAGTACACGCAACTCTAACGAATACTTTATAGATGCTGGTAAGTTAAGACTTAACAGCGGATTTGCATTTAGCGGCGGTGATAAGTTACATGTTACATCCTTTAACAACCATGACACCTTAAGAACGCAAACAAAAGTTTACATTGGGCAGGGTAGTAACAAAAAGTACACTTTAGACAGAACACCTACAAATACTAACAATTTATGGATAACACTGGATGGTGTAAAACTTCATCCGGGAGAGTTTACGATTGATACAACAGGAAAAATAGATTTAAGTAGTCAAACTGTTTCAGCATCTAGTGAAATTATAGTTACGCACTTTACTGAAAATATTACGGAACCTACCATTGGTTACAGAATGGTTAACGACATGCTTGGTACTTACGAGTACTTTAGGTTATGTAATGATGGACAAACACAACTTTCAGCAGATTTAGTAGCAGAAGATACAAAGATATATGTTGAAGATGCAACTAGATTGCCACTAGTTAGTAGAAATGCTGACAAACCCGGAGTTCTCTATGTTGGTAACGAACGAATTACGTATTGGGAAATTAGTCACGAAGATCATTTTGTTACTGGTATTCGTAGAGGAACGAATGGCACAAGGTTTGCGCCTAGGCATATAAAAGGTACAGAAGTGTATGACACAACTGAAGCACAACGGTTACCAGCTACAAATACACATACACAAACTTGGTATGACGTTGGAACTAGTACGTCTGCAAATGGATTTGGCTTACAAAGTTCTTCAAGTACGAATGCAGCATTCCTTAAGGCTTGTGAAGCATCGCTGCCCAATTACATTGCAGAATTCCAGTCACCCAAGTACGTTGAAGACGAATATGCAGATGAAGGATACTTTGGAGAGCTGGACATTTAACACCCCAGTAAATCATAGCAAATAAATATAGGTAAATACGTAGTGAGAATAAAATGGCAATAACATTAAGAAGCAGTAAAAGTGTACCTCTAACCCATACCGAAGTGGATGGTAACTTTACTGATCTGAACACTAGAACTAATACACTAGAGGAAAACTACGTTAAAACCATTAACGGAGTAGCAGCTACTAGCAATGCTACCACGCTCACTACAGCTAACATTACAGAAAATACAAATTTATATTACACTGATGCTAGATCAAGAGCGGCAATTAGTGTTACTGACAGCGGTGGCGATGGCGCACTAAGTTATAATAGTAGCACTGGTGTACTAACATTTACTGGTCCAAGTTCTGCAGAAGTTAGAGCGCAAGTCAGTGTAACTGATGCTGGCGGAGATGGTAGCCTAGCGTATAACAGTTCAACTGGTGTGTTTACATATACTGGTCCTAGTGCCACTGAAGTTAGAGCGCACATTACAGCCGGAGAAGGTATTGATATTGCTAGCGGTGTTGTTAGTGGTGAAGACGCTACTGCAAGTAATAAAGGTATTGCTAGTTTTAGCACTGATCACTTTACAGTAAGTAGTGGCGCAGTAACTATTAAAACAGACGGTATTGACGATACACATATTGATTTTGGAACTGGTGCTAATCAAGTTAGTACAGCAGATGTGCCTGAACAAACAAATTTATATTATACAGATGCTAGAGTA